AGCCTTGAAAAAGTCAATCATACCATCTATTATAGATGTTTTGTATTCATTATCGGTTTGTGAAACTGTCAACCATCCTTTAGGTATCGAATCAAAACCACCGTACTTTACATTGGCTTCGTTTTTAGAATATGGAATAGAAGATTTATCCCCAACCAATCCCAAAAACTCCATCACTTGAGTGTTGTTTGGTGTTTTAGGAATACTGAAAGAGTTGGTGTACGAACTTGAAACTACGGACAAATCGAAAACATCAGCAATCTGACGTGTGATTTTAATTTCATCGCCTCCTTTTTCAAGTTCAATCAAGTTTCCGTTTATTCTTAATTCTACCATAATAAAGTAGGGTTAAATCGGTAATTGAAATCAAACTTAATCCTTACTGAATAAGCTCTTTTTGAATTATCCCTTTCGATATTATTTTTTGATGCGCTTATACGAATCCAATTTCCACTATCGTATTTGTATATTTCAGGAGAAACAATTAAATCTTTAATAAGCCCTATGTATTCTTTTGGAACTTTAGAGTATACTTGCAACCCATTATCAGAATCACTACCGAAATCATCTAATTTATTATCACGTACGAACACACCCACGCTTCCCCCTGATTCTGTTTCAGATGCTGATTCAAAATACCAATTTGAGTAACCTCCTGATTGATTAAGGAACTTTAAATACAAGCCGTTACATCCTTTTACCCTTTTGTAATCCTTAAGTAATGGGTTAATATCTGCAAATGGTCTTATTTTAATATCAAAGTTTCCATCCAAATAATATTCATCAGTTGGAAATCCATCCCAAACAGGTAGTTTTTCAGAAGGTCTTAAAATAGTGTTTGCAGTCAAGTTTTGGTTTGTATCGTTCGTTCTTTTACCGCCTCTTATAAATGATTTAAGGAATGTTATAGTTTGACCTGTTGATGATAATATTGTTATCTTAAAATAATTATCATTTTTAATATCAGGATAATCAAACATTGATTTTATAACAGGCGAAATATCAACACGGCTTTTATTTGAAAAGGTGTATGAGTATAAAGTATTTGATGTTTTGCCGTTTGAAAGGTTTTCAAAAAACAATGTGAAATATTCTACCGTATCGGTAGATGATAATTCAAGCCATATTTGATTGTTTATTAAATAAGCATTGCTTTCTAATCCTGTAACTGTTATTCCTGTTTCGAAAGTAGTTATAGTGATTGATATATCTCCCTCTATTACATCGTATGAAAATACTCCTTCCCTGTCTACATAAATAACTGCGCCGTTATCTTTTTGCTCTACTGTTATCCATTCGTATAATATAAAGTAATCTGATATTTTTCCCCATAATGATTCCGAAGTCATAGCTATTGTGGGTCTGATCCATACATCTTCCGAACCTGAAACTGTATTCTTAAATATAAAATTAGGAGATTTATAAAATGGGTCTCCTGGATTAATATCCAATGGATTCATAACTTCAGTCGGAACGTCCAATTCCAAAAAAAAGTTATTTCCGTCTACAGGGTTTGAATTTAAAGTAATATCTATTCTTGTCATGCGAATGTGGTATTTAGCATTCTTTTTATTTCTGATGATAATTGACCGTTCATGTAAACACCCAACTTATTGTAAATGTAATTGGCAACCTCAGGCGATTCCAGAACTTCCAACAAGTCCGTTCCGTTCGGGTAATAATCTGTACCCTCCTTTGCTATTTTTGTTGCTATTGCCCATGCTATGCCTGTACCTTCTTTTCCTGATTTCCCTAACTTCTGAGCAACCCAACTAATCAATGGCGTTACGGGTGGTCTATTTCCTGGACTTCTACCATTTACCAAATAGTAAGTATAGTCCTTTCCTTTTATATAACCATTACCATTTTCAACTACTACATTTAAAGCACTTATCCAACTACCCGAAGCATTCATTCCTAAACTTAAAAATTTAGGTATTAGGAACGTATCTACTACTTCCTGTAACGTTTGGCGTAATATTTCATCGGGTACGGTTATCATTTATCTTTGAGTTTGAAATTGAACAGTAACCCTAAATCCTGAATAGTTTTCGGGCGTATAATTAGTAACCTGCTGACCTGACCAAACAGTAATACGTCTATTGCCTCCCAATATCTCACAAAACGCTAAATTAGCATCACAAGCGATACATTGTTCTAAACGTGAAAATATAGTAGACCATTTGCTTTCCGTTGTACTATGGTCTTTAATTTCGTTATAGTTGTTTGTTCCGACTGTTGAAGGCAAAAGGAAAAGCAATTGAAAACCTGTATTGCAAGTTTGGTTTGTTAATAATCCTGTTACTTGGTTGTAGGTGTTGTTTGTGGAAAATGCCGTGATCTTATCACGAACAAGATAAACCTGCACACAACATTCTTTATCGGTTTCGGGTTGTTGTAATGTAACTGATGACTCAGTCAAAGGCGCTCCGAAGAACCAACAAAAACCGCATTTAGTTTCGTTGTTCCAATTTTGTATTTGCTGTTCCCAAAATGAAATTATATCCATTAGTTTAAAGATAATTGATATTTTATTAATTTACTTGGCTTGAATGTATATCCTGTTATATTACCGAATACATCACGACAAACTATTGTTTTGTTTGAGCAATGATAATCGAAATAAACATTCATGTATGCATTCATATTACTTTTGTTTTGCCAACTTTCGGTTTATGTTTCCTTCAATCTTACTTTTAAACTGCTTGTCAAATATTACATGATAAGGCAATTGTTTTATTTCTTCATATTTCGTAACGTCACCATTTGCCAAACTGTCAATTGTATTGAGTTCTCCAAATTGGTTCAAATCATTTATTCCAGCGGCTAATAATTTTACATCGGGTTCAGCAGATAAATATTCATTTTCCGTTTTAGTCCAATGCTTCAAATCATCAATTATCCAGAATATAAAATATAAACATTCATTGTAATTTGAGTTGTTGATATCTGACGCAAAGATATTTATTTTCCTGTCTTTGAATGCTTCAAGTATCAACTTTTCAAAGTTACCTAATTTTATCAGACTTGGTGCTGTTTCTTTTAAAAATTTCCAACTTCCGAAACAAAGGCTTTCAAATTCATAACCAAGAAATGAACTTTTACGGATCGAGTTCTTAATCAAAAATTCAATCTGCTCTGAATCTAATTTCGATATTGCTGTATTTAAACTCATAATTAAAACGTACCTGACGAACGCACTTTCATAGTTGGACGCAATTCAAACCACGCACGCATCATTATTGAATCCCAATCATCAGGCGAACGACCTAGCATTTCTTTTACCTTATCTTTTGGTACTGCTCCCATTTTTCCATCCTTATCCAAATCCTTTTGTTTTACCTGTTCCATTTCTTCTGATGTGTTTTCGGTTACGGTTGTGTTTTCTGAAATCTCACCTGCTTCTCGGCTTGTTATTTTTTTTGCCATAATGAAGCTACATTGTGATTTAAGGTTATCGTAGTTTTCCCCATTCAACGGGATTGAATTATTAACGAATCCTTTACACTTCATAAAATCAACTACACCGCCTCCTACTCCATCTTCATCAGCAATAGTGTTCGAATTACTAATGCCGTGTTTTAATTGATATTCTTTTCCTTGCTTTACAACTTGGTCTATTCCTGAAATCGATATCTCATAACGCTTAATACAAAGCCAATCATTCCAAATCCTGAATACTGTTTTATCCTTACCTTTTCGAGCAACGTCAATGGTCATGTATTTATTACCCTTGAATGGTTCGTTAGGATTGGGAATTAAATGTGTTGGATTAAAGTAGTCGGTTATAGAATCCAAATCAATCAAGCAGCTTGGGTCATCATCGTACTCCCAATTTCCGAAGTATAGCCTTTGTTTGCTATTTTTATCCAATTCAAGCAATGAGGTCAAATAGCTTGGGTGTAAGTGTGGATTGTCTGTTGGAAGTGATTGTATGAACTTTCTGTAATCAGATAACGTATTATCTCGGTTTGGTTTATAAAATTCCTTGTAAGTCCAATTCTTAGCAGGGTTGCAAGTTCCTAGCATCTTTGGGATAAGTCCAAACTTCTTTAATTTATACCTGATACGTGATTTTACAACTTGCCATGCTTTGTATGATAACTGATTACATTCATCAATAAAAGCCCCTGTTATTTCCAAAGAACCTAAGCTATCAAAATTAGGGTCAGAAGGATATAAAAACAAATCCTTTAAAATTATCTCACTACCATTGTTCCAATATATAATATATTTTTGTGCATTGTATTTAAATTGATTGCCTATTCCTAGTTCTTCAACCTGCTCAAAGAAAGTATTCAATGTGGTTTCCGTAAGAGTCTTTAGTTTCGACCTCCCCATAAGCCAACGAGAACCTGGGTACTTTTGAGCCATTTCAATAAGCCAAAGGCACCCTAATGCTGATTTTCCTCCACCCGCCGCACCACCATAAAGCAACTCCTTTGTCGAATTGTCTTTAAGATAATATACGGCGTGTTCTTGTTTTATCAGTAATTTCATTTATAAAACCTTTGAGCGATACTTTTTTAGTCTAAACACGGTTATTTTTAATACAAAATCATTTTTTATGGATTTTAATCGATACTTTTTGAAGGATCAATACCTGTGCCAAGGCTAATAATTGATATTTCGTGACCTCCTGTAGTGTGATCAACCTCCTGTTTGGTTCTCCATCTTTCAGGATTCCTATTGTTTAGCCAAAATTGCTGACCTCTGAAATCAGCAGGGATAACCTTTTCTGTTTCTACTATTTCAATCTTCTCAACCTCGATTCTTTTACCTTCTTCATTGTAAAATACATTCTTAGTTTTAAAGGGCGTTTGCTCTATTACAACCCTATCCTGTGTTGTTTTATACAGTGAATGAGCTACTTCCATGTCGGCAACTTTCTTACCTGCGTGTATGGACTCTAAAAAATTAGGGTTTGCTATCTTCCAATTATTGATTGTAGCCTCGCAACATTCGAAGAAATCAGCTAAATCTTTATCGGTTGCTCCCAAAAGGCATAACTTATATGCTTGTTCCGCATATTTATCATTATACTTTGAAGGAGCTCCTAAATTGTTTTCTTTTTGTTCTTCCATTACTTTATACTTACCAATTCACAAACATTATTTTCAATCAACACTTTTGCTCTGTTAGTTGATACCGATAGTATTTCTTTTTTGAATACGTGCCTATCCAATTCAATATCGTAATATTTCATTGTGGCAATCACTACAGCAGTTTTTTCCATTGTTCAATATTTGATTTGTGTTCGTGTTTGAATTTCTTTTTATTATTGAATATTTCCAAATTTAAGTCCGAAAGGTCTTTTTTGATTATATAACCGTTGGATTCATTTATCATTTCAGATGCGCTTGAATAATCTGTAGTTATTACTGTAGTACCTAAAACCAATGCCTCTAACAAAACGAAACCGAATGCTTCATAGTCTGATAGCTGTAAAAGGAAATCAGCTCTTTTAATATACGGGAAAGGGTTGTCTAACTTACCGTGAAATATCCATTCTTTCGGAGCTAGTTTTTTTATCTTTTCCTCATATGTTTTATTGTAACCGTTTCCTACTATATCCCAAACGTAATTTATTCCTTTTTGTTTTAATCGGTTTGATATTTCCAGCATCCTTTCGAATCCTTTTTCAGGTGAAATCCTGCTTACCGTTAACAAACGTAATTCTTTGCCTTTTTTAGCTATCTTTTCTTTTGAAAGGGAAATTATATCGGAATTGAGTTCATTGTATATCAAATGGCTTTCTTTAGTTTCCAATTGAATATCCAACTGCTCTTTGCATATCTTGCCTACCGAAATATATTCGTCTATATTTTCTTTTGGAAGTTTAGCTTTCATATCGGTGAGGCATCCATGCAACCACCTTAATTCACGTTTTGCTTTAATCTTATCCTTAATGCAATACAATGAACAGTAAATAACCGTATCCACCTCTAATTCGTTATGGTTTAGGTTTATGATAGTTGCGTATTCAGACATTCTTAAAAGCATATCAAAATCACTATTTGAAAGCGAATAAGCTACGGTTATGTCGTATTCTTTGGATAGTTTTTTAATCAGGTTTAGTATTGCTATCTCGACACCGCCAATTCCATTGATATGGTGATAGTAGAAGGCTATTTTTTTGTTTTCCATGCTTAAGTTTAAACTGATTCAAAACTACGAAAATAAATTGAATAAAAAAACCACTCGTTAAAGTGGCTTTGTTTTTATAGCTTAATCCATCTAATTAGTAACTGAGCCGAAATGCATTTATCAAATCCGTCCGCTTCTGTTTCAGGCACTTTAAATTCAATAATTTTATCCTCTCCGTCAATTATCAACTCGGTAGAATAATAAGCGAAAATGCCGTCTGTATATCCAAACTCAGCTATTGGTTTTTGTTTGTAAAGTTCTTTTTTAATTTCGTTTGCTGTCATGATTTTGTTTTTACTCTATTGTTATTTTTCCTTTGAATGGTTTGAAATCTACTTTTGGGTAACCTTTATAAATATTTTGTTCAGTTTGGTTTGTTGATCCCGTAGTGAATCCAAACAGATCACAAGTATATTCTTCATGTGTTCCATAATAAGCGTAAACTGCTTCATCATTGTATTTTGATTTCAAAAACTGCGCCTTACTCCAATCAATCTCTTCTTCCGTTTCTTTTTTGTTTAAAACGTGTTCTTTGAATTGGGAATATGAAATTTCTGTGTAGCCGTCAAGCAAACAAACAGAACCCTGTTCAAGATTATAATAACCCCCAATAGTATATTTGTAGTTATATTCCCAATGAGGTACGTCAATTGATTTTAGTTCATCAATATTTTCTTTTGTTACTTTAAACATCCACTTCTCAGGCAGTACGAAAGGTTCTTCTTTAGCGTGTTCTAATACGGTGGCGAACTTGCCTTTTTCGTATACTAAAATGTTATAATCTTCTGATTTAAGCCAATATTGATCCAGATTTAAATCGTAACCTCTATGTGCTTCTTCACCTGTTAAAGTACCTTCGTAATTTGCTACTAAAGATTTAACCTTAACCCCCTTCACAATACCTATTTTATCACACTCTTTTTTTAGCATTTCTGTTATTTCTGAGGTTGAAACACATCTAATAACTAAAGAAAGGTTTTGTGATAAATTAAAATATTCCGTGAAATCACCAGCGAAGTCAAAACCATAACTTAGTTCTTTTCCATTGTTAAAAATAATTGCATTCCTGCCATCTTGTTCAAAATACATTTCGCTGCTTATTTCTAACCATGATCCAATTGGAGAAATGTTTTTCGTTTTCTCTTTCAATTCAGAAACACCATCGCGTTTAAAACATAAGGGCGGATGTATTTTTTCTCCTTCAAAGTAGAATGTTGTCTTAGGATTTTCTTGCATTTCGTTAACCTTTCCCTCCAACACCTCAATCCTTTTGTTTTTGCTTGGTTGTATTTGGGATAGGGGGATTGTTTTTAAAGATTGTTTATATTTTGATATTCCCCAACCGCCTGTTTTTGTTCTAAAAAGATATGGAAGTTCTTTAAAGTTTTTTGTGTTTTCATAAGCCCAATCTGGACACTCCTTTTTCAAGAACTCAATTACTCTTTCGTTTGTAGGTAAGTCGTTTAGTACTTGAATGCTTCCATTGCGGAATTTTTTAATGGCTGTTTTTTCTTTCATGGTTTTAGTTTTTAGTTTGAATGTTTAGTAAGAATGCACCCCATTGCGTGGCTATTGCTTCCGCTATTCCTGAGTATGTTTTTGATCTGATTTTTTTTCTGTTTTTTCCTGGTGATGCATAATGTATTTTTGACCTTTCGGCATAAG